TGAAGCTTAAAAAACTAAAGAAATAATTTATAAAAATGCCATGCTTTCTGGGATGTAGTGTAATAGCTAAAATGGAGCGTGAAAGATAAGACATAATATTTTTATCAGACTTTAGCCAAAAATTTCATTGTTGGCTAAGCAAAGCACAGTACCAGTGTATAAAAATAAGGAGGATCAAAGACCTAGGTGTAAATTATACAGCAGTTCGTATAATTTGACCAAGCGTTATGTTACTTGCACTTCACATTGCTACAAATAAAAAGCACTTATGTATCATATACATAGGTGCTTATTTATTTGTCAATGTTGCGATGATCGCTAGATGCATAGAAGTGCATTTAACATCAATGCGCATTATGCGAATTTTCAGCCGAGGCGGGGAGTCCACGTCTTCTAATGGTGGACTCTAGTCTCAAATTTGAGAATTTTTATAAATCTTTCGCGTTTCTTACAACGACTTTTCCATTGGCTGAAATCTCAACGTTATCTATAGCCTGATCAAGAATGATATGTACTAGCTCACTATCCTTTATGGGCTGGAGATTTTTATTGATCAGAATTTTATTGAGCTCTACACACTTCTTTCGTAGAGATTCTTGCTCTTTGTCATTTAAACGAACTGTTACTGCCATTTTCGTCACATTTTCGGGTTATTAACTTGCATACAATATTACTTGTATATCTGTTATATGTGCTTGCTATTCATGTGTAATTGTATTAAATTCTGCTCAATGTTATTTGTATACATGCGTAATTAGTCATGCTAGATCATATTTGCATAAATGCGCCTTTTGAATCCAGCTTCTACTCGGTAGATGCGGAAGGGCGTTATTTTTTTGTAGATATTGATCTTCATACTATCGAAATACCACTTGCATCACGTTCAGTTCATAAAAATGATGATGGCTCAATTTCTGCTGCTGCTTTATTCCATCCTTATGAATCTGTGCCAACTCACTATACGGGTATGGCTATGAAAGTGTTTTTCGATACTAGTTATGAACCGTATGTCCAGATCAAAGCATCACCAGCTAAGTTGCTTCAAGGTCATAATGTTTTTGGCTCGGATGACATAGAGCAGGGTGCTGATGAAATGATCGGCTTCTTGCATATGGCATATCCAGTATTGACTAAGATGCTTGATTGGACTCGCGCTTGGGTTTCTCACATAGATGTAACGTACTCGGCCAAATTGTCGGATCAGACAACGGCTAAAAAGGTTCTGGATTTTCTGGCCAATGTCAGCAATGGTCAAACTAGACTTTCTAATAAGCGGTTTGATAGCTCGGTATATTGGGGTGGTCAGACTTCCAGACTCGTAAATCATAAATGCTATTTAAAGCATGATGAATTTCTTTCTCAGTTTGAAGAACTTAAGCAACTGGCAAAGAAGAATGACAAGTCAGCTCAACGAGTTGTCGATGTCATGTCTGACTCACGGTTAATTAACTGGACAGTCGGACTTTTACGATTTGAGTCACGTTTAAAAAAACGTTGGCTTGAACGTAATGGAGTTCCAACGAACCTTTATGAACTCATAGCATTTCAAAAGGCAAATCCCGATTTACTTCAAACACTTTGGACAAAAGCAACGCACAGCATATTTGATGCCATGAGAGGTCAAACTGTGAAATTGATTAATGATGAAAGTGTTTTGGAAGCCATATCAAACTCGCCAGTTGTCGTTACCAATAGCGGTAAGGTTTCTCAAACACGTATCCGAAATATTTATTCTACGTACTGTTTAGTACGTGAACATGGCTTAGAGAAATTAGCTCAAATGCTTCCTAAGCCTACGTTTTATAGACATTTATCTGAACTTTGCGAATGTGGCTTTTCAAAAGCATTTTTGCAGAACTTGCATGACAACAAGGCTAAAAATGTCATTCCATTTATGAAGCTCGTAGAAATCGACTTTTCCCAACAATTGCCTGAGTGGTACGAGCCACCAGTATCGCAATTTAAATCAGTAGCTTAAAGGTGAGCAAATGAACAATTCACAACATCCAATTATGACAGTTACAGGCATCCGTAAGGCTGCTGGAGACTTTACAGACGATAAAGGTAAAACAATCGAGTTTTCAAACACGGTTGTAACTGTGCTGCAAGAATATTCAGATCGTGAGAAAGAACAAGGCGCAATCGGTTTTAAATCGACTGACTACAAGATTAAAGGCGCTCAGTTTTTCAATGATTATCTGCATCAGGAATTACCGAGCAAAGCTAAATTGATCTTTGATTGGGGTTTCACAGGTAAAGCGCCTAAAGCTGTATTGGTGGCTTTGGACTTTGATGGTGTGGAAGCAGCGTAATAAAGCTATATGAATCAAAGTGTTAATAATAAAACACTTCGTATAATGTGATGCTCAGATTATGTTACTAAGCCCCAGTGAGAAAATTAGACAGTCTCACGGGGCTTTTTAACATCAATCTGCATTATGCGAAGCTTAGTGAAGGGGAGAAGTACGACTTGTTTAATGTCGTACTTAAGTCCGATATTTCGGAATATATGATTATTTTATTCGTCTTTACCTAACACTTCTTGCCTATATTTCATTACTTCTTCAGCTTTTAAATTTTTCAAATGGTATTTGATAAGGGCGTGTATTACATCGCTTTCAGCCATGAGTGATTTTTTTTGCACGACAAACTTCATTAGTGTCTCTTTTACGTCTTCAACTTCTTCACTACGGATTTTGTAGACTTTGCTCATTTGTAAACGCCTTGTAACTAAATAACTAGGTAACTTTTTTAATATTAACCTGTTTTACAGGTTGACAAGTTACTTGGTAATTTTGTTTAATTTCTTAAACGTAGTTACTTGGTAACTTTTCATGATTGATTTTATAGAAATGCGCTTATTCGTCTTAGACGAATTTGTTATCTCGGATAGAGATAGCAAGCATTTTTTATTGTCTTGTGATTTGTTACAACTTGGTGTCACTGTAGGTTCGAGAGATGTTTACTTGGATGAGCAGGGCAACATGCAAGTAGGAGCGTTGTATCACCCTTATGATGATTTACCTACTTCGTTTACTAATGTTGCTTTTAAATTAGTTCATGAAGGTAAAATTAAACCGCATGTCATGATTAAATGTAGTCCTGCTAAGATTATGCAGGGTCATAACATTTTTGGCTCGGATAATTTGGAACTAGGTGTTTTTGAAATGCTTGGTTTCTTAGCGGAATCTCATCCTAAGCTTTATAAAATATTAGATATTCCGAATGCTCAGATTGTCAATTTAGATGTGACTTATTCAGCACGTTTAAGAAATGATGATCAAGTATGCAAGGTTTTAGACTTTCTTCGTAAAGTTTCCAGTGGCTCACTTCGTAAATCTAAGTTGGTTTATGGTTCCACAGTTTATTGGGGTTCACCTAATTCTAAACGCTTGTGTCGTAAGGCTTATTGCAAGTCAATTGAATTTCAATTGCAACTTGCAAAGTTAAAACGTCAAGCATCTAAAGGTGAAGTTTTTGCATTGCGTGTAATTAAAGCAATGGAAGACCCGCGTGTAATTGAATTTATGCAGGGTTTACTACGTTTAGAAACTCGTTTTAAACCTTTGTGGTTAACGGAACATAATATTCCACTCAATGTATTTGATCTTATTAAATATCAATCTGAACACCCTAATTTTTTAACTGATCTTTGGCAACTAGCAAATAAACCACTTTTTGAAGCATTGGAGGGTCATACGATGAAGGCTCTTGATCACGATACTGTATTTGGAAAAATCTGCGCTCAATTCGATACTTATACAAAGTCAGGTCGTTTATCACAAACTAAGTCTCGTAATATTTTTAATTTCTTTTGTGCGTTGGAACTTCATGGTTCTGATGAACTTAAGAAGAAATATAGTAAGTCACAATATTATCAATATATATCAGATTTAATGAGTTGTGGTTTTTCAAAGGCTTATTTGCAAAACCTCGATTCAGAATCAAAAAATAACGTTATTCCATTCGTTCAACTCGTCAAAATCGATTTTCAGAATCAAGTACCAGATTGGTATCAAGAACCTGAATCACGCTTTGCTAAGGTAGGTTAATTATGCTCAGTATTACAGCTCAATTATTGGATGTTCAAACTGGTGATTTTTGCAGTTTAGTTTTTAAAGGAACTAAATGGGATTTTGGTTTACAGCAAGAAGTTCCAGCATCTGTACGTGTTGCGGTTTCTAAAGATCATCTTTATTTAGTTCCAAGTTATCAAGAAGCTAAAGGAAAAATGATATCCGTGGAAGTTAAAGAAGGTTTAACAAAGTCAAAGCAGATTTGGTTTAGAACAAGTGGAACTGGTCAAATAGTTTTACAAGAAGACTAAATATCTTTATATATCAAAGTGTTAACTATTAAACACTTCGTATAATACGGCATTATGTTACTTGCCATGTTCGTTGACTAAAGACCCCGCGCTAGCGGGGTTTTTTGTCAATGATGCGACCATATCTACGCACTCGCATGGCATTTAACATCAGTGCTCATTATGCGAATTGGAAGGATAGGAAAGGGCGGGCAGCGACTCGTCGCGCCTGACCTTTCTGGGAGATTTTGAGAGAGGGCACACTGCTATCTAATAGTGTGCCTGACTGTCCAAAGTTTTTTGTCATTTCTGCTGTGAGCTATATATAACGGAGCTTTCAGAGTAAATGAGAATGAATCGCAACAACTAGGTATTTTGATTATATTTTGACCTTTTTACCTATCATTTCTTCTATATTGTATTGACTCTTTGGTGGTTTATATCCTTCTGGCACTTGATTATTTAGATCAAATACTAATTCGACATATTCTACTTTTTGATTTTTTCTTTTAAATTTTTCTTTTTGATGTTCTTCTCTTATGTATTCTTCTGTTATTCCACATCTTTTTAATTCTTCCATATATTTTTTGAATGCTTTTTCATCATGATCTTTTTTTATTTTTTCTATTCCAATCATGACAAGCACGCATAAAAAACTTGTTAAATTTCTTGTCTTTACTTTCGATAGCCTTCCAGTAGGAGTAGTTTTATTAAATACTTTTCCTATTTTTTCTTCTATTTCTAGAATATCCATTTTTATTTCCTATTTTTACTTTCAGCAATCATCATTCGAACCATATAGAGGATTCTTTTTTTATCTTCTTTTTCTATATTTTTTAGGTCGTTGAGAATTATAGCTATTTCTTCATCTGTGCTTCCGTCTTCGCCAAACGCAAGATTATCTATACTCATACCGAGAGCTATGCTTAGTCTTTTTAAGTGTTGCAATGTAGGATTTGGATCTTCTGCGGTCATGTTTCTTTTTAGGGTCTTGTAGTTTACTCCAGCGATGTTTGCTAGTTCAGGAATACTGATATTCAGTTCCTTACATTTCTTTTCTATTCGTTCGCCTATACTGTTCATTTCATGACCTTTTTCACTTTCGTCAATTTTATAACAATTATTTCTCATATATTAGATTTCCTTTGTTTACACTTCTCATATATTAGATTAATATCTATTTAAAGAGATTTTAATTCTATTAAATGCGATAATTATTGGGGAATTTTATG